TATTTATCGAAGGCTCTTTGGCGCATGGTCGCATGATGCGACTGTCCTTAGGTACAAGGAAGAACCCGTTACCGGGTACAATTTCAAAAGGCTCGTTCCTCTCATCTAGCAGCCGCCCCCAGTACGTCTCTTCCCATAGAGACGAATAGGAGGCGGCGAAAGGGGTGAGGGTTGGGATAGATGACATTTTATCGAGAACAGTCACCTTCCTCGATGTGTCACTCATGGTCGCGCCAGGCCCGAAGCGTCCGCGGATGCAGAGCGGTGGGCGGGCACCAATGATGGACCGTATCCTCTTTCTCAGCGTGTCAATGAATAATGACACACCGCTATCTACCTCGGCAGCGCCGAAGAGATAGGGAGACAGCCTCTCATTGGTCTTATAACACTGCTTTTCGGCCTCCCACCATTTCTCAATGGTGAGGGCCCTGACATCAATCGGCAGCGAGAAACCATTAAACTTCTTTAAGAAGCCAGTGGCGCACGCTGCGGATTTAAAATCAAGAGCCGAGTTATAATGGACCGGATCAACGCTCAACTGAGTTAGTTGATCCCAGTCCTCGTATCTTATCAGTATCGCTACTGTCAGAGAACGAGGTGATGAGAGCGCTTCCATATAGGAGAGCGCAACGGACTTCACGTACGGTGTAAGACCCACAATTCGCCCCTCAGCTAACGGTTAGTTGGCTGAGAAACCGGTCGACAGACAGCTCTTTACGAGCGTTGATGCGACCAGGTTAGCAAATTGAGCCGAAGCTTCGTTGATTTCAGTCTGGGACATGTTCTTGTCCAAGACAAAGTTGAAATCACCAAAAGCAGTGGTCAGTACAGAGGTAACACCTGTGATACTGTTCACGACGGCCTGGGGGTACACAAATGTGCCACGGACACTCCGCCCCATCTTACCCTTAGCCGGTTTTGCGATAATTCGCAGTTCGGGCTGACAGGAAGGATAGGGCTGAGTGGTCTGACGCCAGATAGCAGGGCTGCCGTCGCCAGCAGATGGCTGCATGCCGGTGTAGACGATGTCCGTGATTCCGTTGTCTTTCTTCACGGTGATGTTTGCCAAATTTGGCATGAGGTACTCCTAAGAGGGTTAGCCCGTCTCATCTCTTGATCCCGAGGGATGTGAGAAGTGAAACGGAAGTTAATGCTCTACCGAGAGGTAAAGCGAACTGCTTTTGGCGGAGGGTAACCTCCGGGAGGCTATTGCTCCTTTCGACACGGTAATAGTCCGAAGTAACATAGTTACCAGGACGACCGTCCCACCAGGTTTGAGAGAGATCACAAATGTCTTTAACATAAGTGGTCGACCAAACGTTAGTGAGCCCAAGGCCAAACAAAGAGGTGTAATTCTCTAAGTAGGACTGGACGTTAACGAAATAATCGATCACGAACGAGAAAGGCATGACCTCCCAAGCAATAGAGACTGGGTTGACAAAGCCCAGTTGCGAGGCGAGGCTTAAATTGGGGTTTGTTACCTCAACTTCAGCTTCGCAGATGACCGCGATGGTGAACTGATGCTGACCTATCATAATAACTGGCGCCCAAGGGGTGCCGTTATTAGTAGACCCAGTAAAAGTATCGTTAGCGCGGGCTCTCGCTGTGACTTTCTTGGTGCCCCTTTGGGGGGATCCGAGAATGTCAACAGCGCTCGATACGTCGGATACTAGAGGGGCCCAACCGAAAGAATATTCAAGGAAGTTCGAGGCGAAAGCCCTGGACTCTCTGCGAAGATTCATACGGTGGAAATTTCCCCTCATGGTACGACGGTAGTAAGCTCCGTCTTTCCCGTATACCGCGTGATTGAGTTCACGTGCGGCACCTGGAAAGTCAAAGCGTCGCAGTGCCTTAGTAAAGCGGTAAATCTGTAGAGCACGATTTGCTATCATGTCTACGGATTGACCATACTGGGCGACTGCGGCCCCGATCTCCGCCGTGTCGCGCAACTTTGAGTTGAAGCGCTCACGAGCGATAGATCGTGTGCTCGAGATTGCACTGAGGAACTGTCTTGTTCCATCAGAGCCTTCTGCGTTAGGGAAGCCTGCCCTGCACCATGCAGGATTACAGGTGGCTCCATACGCTGTAGTATCGTAGACTCCTACGGCGTTCGTAGCCTTGAGAGTTCGACCTCCCTGGCTCACGAATGGTAGCGGCAAGTTATAAGGCTTGCGCTGCCGATAGGACCTACGATATCTATACCAAGCACCTCTTGGATCGCGTTGCCGCGTATCCTGAGGACCTGTGATAGGATGCATCTTATTCTCCAAGTAAGATGACCCTTATCACCGGGCGGGTCATTGAGG